AATATGTAACATTATCAATAACTGATGTAATTCTTACTTCAATTGTTTCATCAGGATCTACAACAGATTTTCCATATGCAAATGTATTAATTCCAATTGTAGTTCCACTTAATATAGTTTTACCAATTCCACTTAATCCAAAAAATTGAGTTAAATTTTTAGATGTATATGAACTAACCCCTACACTATTGTCAATATATTTAAAATGCAATTCTCCAGTAGTTTCAAATCCAACTGTCGAATCTACATCTACAAAAGTAATTCCTGCACCAACTTCACCAATTATTCTTGTTCTAGGAGATGAAACAAAAGTTCCATATGTAGAACCTTCTACTCTCGAATCTCTATTATATCCAGCATCAAGACTACACCTATAAAATGTAGTTCCAGCACTAACATTAATTCTTTCAACATGAGTTATTGGAGCATATGCCTTATCAATATTATTTTGTTGATATGAATCCTGATATAATGTAGACAATTCAAGATTCATTGGATCACCACTAATAGGTTCTACAACAAAATCTTTTGTAATTTTATAATTTGCATTAGAAGGAGTAAAAAGGAATTCAGATGGTCTAACGATTTTTACATCTTCATTATATAATGATTTAAAAAGAATTTCAAACCCTCTATCCGTTCCTTTACTTAAATAAAAATCTTTTGATTGTTTAATAAAATTTCGTTGATTCAAGTCTGGAGTAAATTTTCTCCCTTCAAATCCTGGAGTAACTTGATGCTTGGTTTTAACTAAAAATTCTTTAAGAAAAAGAGAGCTTAGATTTTGTATTTGATCTCCTTTACTATGTTCATCTGCACTAGTAGATTCAAATACTAATTGCTCAGGATCGGTTGGTTTATGGTAAGAAGTTACACCAACAAATCCCCTTACACATCCAGTAAATGCAAAAGTAGTTATTCCAGTATATGTAATAATCTCGTCATTAATTTTTAATAATCCATAAGAATCTGGAAATCCCAAAGTTCCTGTTGGATTTTTTTGCATATCAACGTGAATTGTTTCACTAGCAATACCTACAGAAACCCCCACACCAACATGATGGGTAAGATTAACCTGATTATCAACCTTTATATAATCATCAATATTTTGAACTAAGTCAATAGGACCACCTTGATATTCCTGTCCCTGATAATATGACTTTAAAAATTCTGAAACTAAAGGATATTCATCTATAACGTACCGAGGTAGTTGATTCTGAACAATGTTATTAAACTGGATTTTTTTTGTAGACATTTTATATGTTATTCTATCTTAGTAGGTTGAAGAACTTATCATACTTAATATTTATTAGTAACCGCCACCGCCACCACCAGTAGAACCACCAGTAGAACCACCAGTAGAACCACCAGTAGGAGTGGATGGAGTTGAAGCAGATCTAGGAGATAATGTTGAATTACCTCCACTATTACGACCTCCAGAACGGACTAAACTGCCGTTAGAATAACTTGATGATGTAATGTAGGTAGAACCAGAAGGATCCAATCCAGAAGCAATTTCATCAACTATAGGTTCAAATAAACTATTACCAATATCTAGTTGCAAATAAAGATCTTGTAATCCAATAACATCATTTGAAGAAGGACATGCTGAAACTTCAATAGTTGTTTGCCCATCCTTGACCATTCCTGATTGAATGTTAATAGGATTAATGGTAACAACTCCATTTTTATAATCAATTGTTCCCACATTTCTCTTACGAATAATTGGTGATGTAGAATCTACAGAAGGAACAGAAAATAAAAATAATGATCCATTTAATCTATTTGTGTTTGGAAGATCTGAAATATAAACATCATCCATTATACCTGACATTCTAAACGCACTAGTTTTAATATTATATCCACTCATTCTTTTAATATGAATTTGATTACCAAAACCAATTGAATATTCAGCAAAAGAATTTAATACAACTCTCAAATCTCTTCTCATATTAATTGTCGTAATATTGGATGTTATTGCTTCATTGCCATTATCAATAAGAGATAAGAATTTACTATATTTAAATTTAGCTCCATACTTATTCATTTCAGTCGATTCAGCATACTTATTAGCATTATTTTCAACAAGGCTGGATACGTATGCAGAAGATTCTGCTAAATTTGAGTTATAATATATTTTTGAATCAACTTCAAGGTAAAGATACTTCAAATCAAGGATTTCTGGTATAATTCCTGCTACTGCATACTTCTTTAATTTTAATTTTATTTGCTCTTTTATCAAATTTGGTAAAAAATCACCATTTTTTGGTTTTATACTAAGAAAAACCTTTCCATATTGTGGAGGGATGAGATCTTCACCACCAAAAACTGAAATTGACTCGGTTTCTGGATAAATTTCTGTTTGAACTAAAGATTCATAATCATTTGAAGTAACTGCTCTGTTTTGTGAAGCATAAATTCGTGGAGCAAACTTTCTAACCGACTCAACAGACTCAATTGTCTCCCCACCAGAGGCAGTTAAACCAGTTGTCAATAAAGAAATACCAGTTACTACATTATAGGTCGCAGAATTACGTGTATATTGAAGTCTTCCTGAAAAATTGAAAGAACTGACTCCATTTGCAGCATCACCATTAGAAGTAATGTAATTTATTGTAATAAAATTGCCATCTTCCAATGCTTTTCCAAAAACTCCATCTCCAAAAAATATTTCATATCTTTCATCTTCAATTTCTTGTAAATAATAAACTTTTGAGTCGGATTTTACATCAAAAAGATTATCTTGTGAGGAATATTTTGTTTCTGTAGCAGAAGCTTGGTTTGGACGTACAGAAATCTGAATTAAATCAGTATCAACACCAATATTTGGTAAAATAAACTTTTGATTTGGAGTTCTTGCTGAATAAGTATAAGTTTGAGTTAAAAAAGTACCTTCATATATTTCCACATCAGTAAATGTTGCAGTTCCATTTATAATTGGAACAGTAATATCACTCAAAATTGAAAAAATAAACGATTGTCCAGCAAAAGTTGCTGCAGATGTTGATACTGGACCCTTTTTAAGGGTTAAAGTAGAAGGAGAGGGTGTTACTCCATCAACATCAACGAAAAAAGATATAGTTGCTCTTGCTGCTTGCCTTGGGCGTGGTGTATAACCTATATTTCTTGCTAGTGAAACGATGTTTTTCCTTAATGTTGCCGTATCTATGAATACCTCATTGGTAATCATATTGGCATTGTATGATGTAATATAGGTATTATATGCTAAAACGTCTAAAATCGTAGAAAGATTAGATCCATCAAAATCGTAATCAGTAAAATTCGAGTTAGATTTTAAATATTCTTGTAAAGTTGTCTTAACCTCATCAAAATCGAGGTTAGAGAAATTAGCTAATGGCATTTTTACCTACTTGACTGCAAAACAAACTGTAATTCTTGGGTTGGTATCTCTGATCCTACTATGTCATATGTAATAATTACATCAAAACCATTGGTTTCATAATTAGGAAATGCCTTTACACTCTCCAAATTCACTCTTGGTTCATAATTATTGATAGATTCACTAATTTCATCTTTAATTATAGTAGCAGTAATACTATCTATATTCTCAAAAACAGATTCAGTAATTCTTGAACCAAAAGATTCGTTAAAAAACTTCTCTCCAGGAGTTGTAAAGACAATATTTCGTATAGAACGAGCAATTGCACTCTCATTTTTAATTGCAATAAGGTCATCATTCAGTGGATTAGACTGAAATGTCATACTTATATCTTTAAAACCTTGACTGACCCGTTCTATTGGCACACTAATACAGCGATTATTGTTTATTTATTAAGGATTGCAAACGATTGTTTCAAATAATCGTCATTTGGTCGTCATAGTCAAGTTCATCCTCTTCAAAATCACCAAATATTTCACTTTGAACTAAATCATCACGTTTTTTAGGAGTAAGACGGTCATGAGAAACCTCTCTTAACATCTTCTTTTTAGGATCTTCCATAATTTTAGTATGTTTTTACTATTTAACAATAAAAAAAGGGGGATTG